AGTGGAATCATTAAAAACTTTATGTCAACATCTTTTATTGGAGAGATTGCAACGGCAACAAAGCAACAGACTGGAACTCTGCAATCTTCTGCTTTGTCCCTTACTGGACCAAACTTTACAACTAAAGAAAATCCAAGAGATTTTATATCTTATGTGCATAAAAATTTAAAAGACAAAAAGTACAAACATTTTGGAACAAGAATGAGAATTGTTGGAAAGATTGAAAACAACGAAGATAGAGGTCAGACATCTAATGGATCCTCAACATACTACGTTGTTAATGGTAGCACTCCAGATAAAAATATAAATATATCTGGTGGCTCTGGAGGTCTTGCATTTATGCTTAACCCAACAACAAATGTTGGTTATTATTTTGAGATTGCAGCGCTAGGTGTTGGAAATTTGTCAGATGAAGAAAGACAAAGTGTTAGCAATGTTTTCTTTTATAAGATAAAATCTAACAATGGCGTAGCAGTTCCAGTCTCTCTTTGGCAAGGTCTTGGAGAAATTACTGTAGATGACGGAAAATTTACTGGGCAGGCAAGAATTGTTTCTGAAGAAAATTCAACGGTATATGATCTAGCAGCCGAATACGAAGACATAGGTAGCACAAGAAGATTCTATCTATACCTAAATGGCCAACTAGTTAAGACAGTAGACGATACAGATCCTCTTCCAGCCTACTCAGATGTTGCATTGTTCACACGAGGTTCTTCTAGGATCATGTTTGAAAATGTTTATGCCCTATGCAACAACTATTCTCAGAACACAACATTTTCTTTGGGCGCTCCAGTCAACTCTGTGTTTGGCGACTCAGATATAAATGCTAACGAATCTTTTAGAAAATACTCTATCAGCGGACTAATTCAAAACACATACTTAGCAGGCATAGGAAACTCAGAAGCCCCAAAGTATAACATATACTTTGAAGAGTTTGGTAGCATAATGAGAGAAGCAGCAACATTTAATTTTAAGTACGACAAAGCCTTTCCAGCCTTAACTGCAAAGATTTCTCCAACATTTAATAAACTAAAAGGCTATGTCGTTTCTGGTTTTAGAGCAGGCTCGTATGGAGCAGAGTTTATGATTTTTAATGCAACAGATACAGCAATTAGTTTAGACGAAACAACTGGCAACTATTTAAGAGTTCAAGGTGTAACTTTTACACAACAGTCCGACAACAGATTAACGGTTGATGAATATTTTAATAAAAACACACTAACCTCAAACCCTCAGTTTGTTGCAGAGACTTTATTGTCAAACCCATATAAGTTTAAACAAGACTATCAAGATATAAAGTTAAGCAGAATGACATATGGTAAAAAAGATTTTTCATTAGATACTCCATACATTCAATCTTATGATGAGGCAAATAGTTTAATGAAATGGCTTATTGAAAAAATAGCAAAGCCAAGAAGGTCTGTTGGTGTTAAGGTGTTTGCAATACCAACCTTACAACTGGGAGACATCGTGACCCTTGACTACGAAGAAAACGGAGTATCTATGGCATCTCCTTCATCAAGTAGGTTTGTAATCTATAACATTGATTATTCTAAGAGTGTAGATGGACCAGATATGACATTGTTTTTGAGTGAGGTAGTCTGATGAGATATCTAGGTCCCATGCATGATGGTGGCGGAGAAACTGTATCTCCAAATACTACAGCATCATTACCAATACCAAATGCTACGGCTTCACTACCATTGGTAGACAACGCAGCATCTCAAAGTGCTTCATTAAAGTCAAGTGTGAAAGCCATAAAAATTGCAACCCCTGACTTAATAATAAGAGATTCAGAGGTTATGTCTATTGAAATAATGACAGACCTAATATTTGAAGATATTGGTGGTCAAGAACTTGCAACAATATCCAGACATGACCTAGTCAATGGTCAAAAAGTAGTCTATGCACCTATTAAAAATTTAACAGATCTTTATTTACAGTACAACCCAAATAATATTTTAAGGCTGCAGCAGTCTGATTCATACTTTAAGTCTTTATCTATTGCAATAATGGATCACCTGCCAGTATGTGGAAATGGATATGACATAATTGAAAACCCACTTGAGCCAGATAAGACTAAGTGGACAAAGGTACCAAATTGCAAATCTATATACATAGACCCAATAACGGGGGACCTGGTAATAAACCTTGTTAACCTAAAAGATGGAGTACAAGCAGAGGTTCAGTTGCTAACAAGTGGAGAGATTTATGATGCTACAATATACAATGGAGGAAATTAAATGATAACAAATACAGGTAAAAATATTTTAGCCAAGTACCTTGTTGGCCAAACACCATCCTATGCTTCTCATATCGCTGTTGGGTGTGGACCAAAGCCATTGACTCAGGATGGAACTCTTCCAGACTTTTCTGATAAGAAGTCACTTGACTTTGAGATGTTCCGTGTTCCTATTATTTCAAGAGGTTTTGTTGACGAGTCAGGAGTCTCAAAGGTTGTGCTAACGGCAGAACTTCCAACACAAGAAAGATATGAAATTACTGAGGTAGGTATATTTTCTGCAGCATCAAATCCAGCAGCAGGAGCATTTGATAGTAAAAGTATCTATGCCTTTTCTGATTCAGAGTCCTGGAAGTATTCTTCTCAGGGTAAAGAGATTCCAGTAATATACTCCCCCCTAGATGACAGACTTGTTAACATAGTAGGAGCAGTAGCATCTGGAGTAAATGTAACGTACACAACAGATGCACCCCACGGCTTTTCTCCTAACAACAACACCAAAGTTTCTGTTTCTGGAATTTCTCCAAGCAGTTTTAATCTAACGGATAAAGAAATTGTGGCCGTACCATCTCCTACAACTTTTACATTGGTAGCAGACTCTGCTGTTGTTGGTACATTTAAAACTGCTGGATATTTAATTAATGATGTTGATACAAATATTATAAATCAAATATATCCTGTGTTTCAAACAAACGCAGATAATAAAATTTTTACCAATGAGAATAGAGTAGACAGACATGAAAGGTGTAGATTCCTAAACAATATTCTTATAATGTCAGGTAATACATCTACAATATCTATAGAGTCTGATAACCATCTAGTTGCAGCAACTGGATCAGAGTTTGTACAACTAAGTGGAACAGCGGTAGATTTTAGCAAAAACTCACCAACAGATGAACTCAGGCTGGCATTTTCTGTAGTTAATAAGGTTGGCAATGCACAAACACTACCAACATCTGTTAGAATTATTGTTGAGTTTTCTTCTACTGGCACATTTAAAACTGGTAAGTGGGCACTTTTTGAAGCAGTCGTTACTAGTGCAGACAATAACTTTTCAACAAACAGATACCTGGTTGTATCAAAGCAACTTCAGGAACTACAGAAAAGTGCAGACTTTTCTTGGGCAGAAATAAATACTGCCAGAATTTATGTTTCTGTTATGAAAGATGGAAACAATACTCCAACATCAGACTTTTATGTTTGTCTAGATGGATTTAGACTTGAGAATGTTACATCAACAAATTCTGTTTATGGGCTAACAGGATACTCTGTTATGAGAACTCCAAATGCAAAAACAATCATTAAGTCAGCGAATACGACAAACTATATTGAATTTAGATTCGGTTTGGATGTGCTATAGTGGCAGATGCAGGAATCAAAAATGTTATAGTTAAAAAAGAACTTTTAGGAAAAGTTTCTTCAGAAAATGGAAGAGTTATAAGGTTTAGGCTAGTAGCAGAAGACAAGAATAGAAAGTCTGCATGGTCACAGATTTTTATGATTAATGGACAGTTCGTTCAGGTTTTGCCAGGAGATATAACTATAGTTGGAAACTTAGTATTGGTAAACTGGTCTAATGGGTCAAATCCAGCAGACCAAACAAAGTATGATGTTTTTGTTCAATATGATTCTAGCCCCACAATGACACATATTGGAACACCAACTGGAACAAGTATTTCATTTTTAAAAACTGGAACTCCTCAGACAATTAGAGTGTTGGTACAATTAGCATCAACAAAACCACAGGTTATATCAGGAACTCCAACACCAGGTAAAACTATCAAAATCTTTGACTCAGGAACCAGGAACGCAGTTACAGGGTCTCTGGTATAATTAGAGTATGTCAATATTACCTGTGCCAGAAAGAGGACAACCTCTAGACGTAACCTATATATATCAGATTGTTAAGGCTATTAATGATCTTTCATCTCAGATATCAACCTCAGTTTACAAGTATGTTACAGTAGACACACCGACATCAGGTAAGCAGAGCGTAAAGTCATCAGAGGCTCGTATAATCGGTGGGTACGTTCAGGTAACAACAAGTACCACCCAGATCGCAGGATCGTCCAAAACATTCTCCTATGACTTTTCAACAGACTTTAAGTTTGCTCCCATAGTAACAGTAACCCCGATTAACGTAGGAAACACTGATGCTGGAAAAGATGTAACGGTAACTATAAATAGTGTATCAACTTCTAGAGTAGAGGGAACAGTTAAGTTTAATACTGGAGGAGACACAAGCGTTGGTCTTAACCTAATAGTAGTTGGAATCCCCAACTAATGATGTCATGTAAAAAATGCAAAGGCAGAATGTTTATAGATAGACAATATACTGAGATTAATCATTTAGAAGTTTATTGTATGAGTTGTGGATTTAGAGTATTCTTTCATCCACCTAGCCACACCTTGGAGGGACGATGGTTACTAAAAAGGGAACAATCGAGAGCGAAAAATACAATGAGTCACCTGTAATACCAGGTAACAAAAAGGTTTGGTTTCTTAATGGGGACCTTGTTAGGATACATCACTACAATCATTCTAATGGAATAATGTCTGTCTATAATATTACTAAAGATCAGATTGAAAGTTGTTTAATTAGTGATTTTAAAAATAAAAGAGAGCGAGCATACACTGTTGGTCAGACTGCTGATTTAGTTAATCGTCATAAAAAATATATGCCAACCTTAATGAAGAAAGGTATTATACCTTTTCCAACGGGATCTCAAAAGGGTGGGGCCAGAGGATTTCAGGTAAGATCATATTACTCAGAATCACAAGTAAAAGAGATCCGTGATATACTTGCTTCATATCATATTGGCAGACCAAGAAAAGATAAGTTAATTACTAATGATATTACGCCTAGTAAACAAGAGTTGACACGAAGAATGGGCGATGGTATACTTACATATAGGAGAACAGAAGATGGGCGATTTATTCCAATCTGGAATGAGTCTATTTAACGAAGGGTATAAAATGTCAGACAGCAATTATGTAGTAACAAATGAGCCAACAAAGGTATCTGTAACACTTGGATACACATTAAATCTAGGAAATTTCCAATCACTAAGACTTGATCTTGGCGTTGTTGATAGTTCACGCAATGGTGAGACAGTCGATCAATCTTTTGAGCGTGTTTACAAGTTTGTTGAAGACAAACTAACTGCAAAGATTTTAGAAGCCCAATCGGAGGCTGCTGAAGGATAATGGCAGAACGCAAAGACCGAATGGCTTTGCTTTCAAGATACAGCAAGTATCATACCGCAAGGTACGAATCAAAGCCATCCTTAAATCTAAATGTAGAACAGTGGGCATCAGATGCTCTTGTTGAATCATATACGCTACCAGGATGTTACGATATACTTGAGTATTACTTTAATGTTGCAGAGAATCCTTCATGGAACTACTTTGCATATAATGCAGAAAAAATACTACAGGCACAAAGAGACAAAGCAAAAGATAATTCAGAAAGGGAAGAGCGTAGACGAATGGCAAAGGAGTGGCTAAGTGAATAATACAGAGTCAAAACTAATTACGGCAGTCCTTAAAGATAAGCAGATGCATGTTCTTCTTCAAGCCAATGTTGATAATCTTCTAAGAACCCACGGAGATATCTGGGAGTTTGTTCGTTTATACTTTGAAGCAAACGCTTCTTTGCCACCACAAGAATTAGTTACAGAAAAGTTTAGAGACTTTGAACCAATAGCAGGGGTTGGAGCAACAAAGCATCATCTTGAAGAACTTCAAGGAGAATATTTAAATGATAGTCTAAAAGATATTCTTAGATCCGCAGCAACAAATGTACAAAATAATCAAGGCAGTATTGCCCTAAACGATCTTATTACAAAGACCTCAGAGTTAAAAAAGAACACCGCTGCTATTCGTGATATTGATGTCACAGACCTAGAGTCTGCAGTTGCTTACTTTGAAAATGTAAAGAAGCAACAAGCCCTAGGACATATTGGCATCAAGACTGGCTTGCCAGGATTTGATAACTACTTGCCATCTGGAATTATGCCAGGGCAGTTAGGAGTCTTCTTGGCATACCCAGGTATAGGAAAGTCTTGGTTAGCCCTGTACTTTGCTGTGCAGGCCTGGAAGCAGGGTAAGACACCCCTTGTGATATCCCTTGAGATGTCAGAGACAGAAGTAAGAAACCGTGTATTTACTATTATGGGTGAAGGTCGCTGGTCACATAGAAAGATTAGCAATGGCGAGATTGAAATTGACATGCTAAAGGAATGGCATGCAAAGAATCTTGCAGGAAAGCCAGAATTTCATATCATATCAAACGATCAAGGTGGAGAGATCAACCCTTCTGTTCTTCGTGGAAAAATTGATCAGTATAGGCCAGACTTTGTAATCGTTGACTACCTTCAGTTGATGGCTCCTAATCAGAAGTCAGATAATGAAACGGTACGAATGAAGAACCTTTCAAGAGAACTTAAACTAATGGCTATTGGTGAAGAAGTTCCTATTATTGCTATATCATCTGCAACACCAGATGACGTTAACGACCTCTCTACGGTACCTACGCTGGGTCAAACAGCATGGTCTAGACAGATTGCCTACGATGCTGACTGGGTACTTGCTCTAGGGCGTGGAACCAATAGCGATATCATTGAGTGTGCCTTTAGAAAGAACCGTAATGGATTTATGGGAGACTTCCTAGTTCAGTGCGATTTTGACAAGGGATACTATAGGTACAAAGACTTTGAAGATAAGTAGTTATAATATGATATGTCAGAAAAAAGAGAGAACCTGCCACCAACGTTCTACCATCATAAGCCCATAAAAAGGTTTTATCTTGATGGGATCATTCACGATGATTCCATGATAGGCAGACTCAAAATAGAATACATAAGATTGTTAGTCTCAGAAATGAAACTAAGCGGGTATGTGCCAAGGATTGACCTTGACCCAGACTTCACAATAAGATATAATAGTAACAAGAACTTTTACGAATTTGAATTATCGATACAGGCAGTTTACGCAGGGAAGAGGAAAAGCGAATGGATAGCAGGTATAGACGGAACCAATCCAATCTTTATACCGCAGACCAAGTCCGAAGAGTCCTTACAGGATCGGGTATAGACATTGAGTCTGACTTGTCAGATAATTATATAATTTTTTGCCCCTTCCACAATAATCACAGAACCCCAGCAGGAGAAGTACACAAGTTAAACGGTTTGTTCTTTTGTTTCTCTTGCCAAAAGACAGCAGACCTTATAGAGTTAATTATGCACACTTCTGGCAGAACTTATTTTGAAGGAGCCAGATACATCAAGTCAAAAGAAAAGTTAAGCAATCTTGTTGATGATATTAATAAAAGCCTTGTGGTAGAAAAAGAGTTTAAACAGTTTGATGTAGATATACTAAAAAGGCTTTATAACAATCTAGTATCACTAGATAGACCAAAAAATTATTTTATATCAAGGCATATTGAGATTGAATCTTGGTCAAAGTTTTCTTTAGGTTATTCAGATAAGCAGGACATGGTCACAGTTCCAGTACATAGTCCAGATGGAATTGCAATTGGGTTTGTTGGTAGGTCTATTGAAGGAAAAGATTTTAAAAATACTCCAGGTCTTCCAAAGAGCAAGACACTTTTTAACTTGCACAGAGTTAAGAAATCTGATAGAGTGTATGTAGTGGAATCATCATTTGATGCAATTAGGCTTGACCAGGTAGGTCTACCAGCCGTTGCAACCCTAGGGGCAAATGTATCAAGTTCACAAATAGAATTGCTTCAAAAGTATTTCAATAACATTCTTGTTATTGCAGATAATGATGAGGCAGGAGGAAACATGAAAGACAGGATAATTGAAAAACTTGGATCTCGTGTATCTGTTATACAACTAAATACAAAATATAAAGACATAGGCG